CAGCTCTTGGTGAGAACGCATTAGCTTTCACAGAGAGAACAGAGGAAATCAGAAAAATTGGTGCATTTATTCCAATGACTGAAGAACTCTTAGCTGACGTATCAGCGGCGCAAGGATATATTGATAGTAGATTAAGATTTATGGTTAGACAGACTATTTCTGACCAAATAATCGGAGGTTCAGGTTCAGGTGTAAACCTTACTGGAATCTTAAATAAGTCAGGTATCAACTCTTTTAACTTTTCATCATTTAGTGGAAACCTAAAAAGAATTGGTCAAGTGTTTGAAGCTATTACTGAAATTCAGAAAGACGCTTTCATGCAACCAGACGCAATCATTATGCATCCTTCCGATTGGTATCAAGTAGTAACAGAAGTCAACGCAGTAACAACAAGCGGTTCATTGAATCCATTGTTCGTTGGTGCTGGTGGCTTTGGTAACGCAGTATCCCCAACACTATGGGGACTTCCTGTTGTACCGTCTACTGAAATATCAGCTGGAACATGCTTAGTTGGTGTTTTTGGTGGAGGACAAGCAATGCATATCGTCGCAAGACAAGGTATGGAAGTTGCAATGTCTGATAGCCATGACGAAAACTTTGTTAAGGATATTATTGTGATGAAAGCAACAGTTAGAATGGGTCTTCCAATCTATCGTGCAACTGCTTTCGCAAAGATTACAAACTTCTAAGGAAACTTAGGATAGATATGACTTTAGTAACTCGGGCTTCTTTTAGGGGACAGTCCGAGTTGCAGTCAGGAAAGAAAAATATGAAATTAAAAAAAGATGTATGGATAGATGAAGCGGGAAAGATTGCTGAAACTTCTCATGGCGAAATGCCTAAGGGTTGGAAAAAAGGTAAACTACTTGGCGCAGCGGGACAGGAAATATCTGATTTAACTGCAAAAGAGTGGGGACTTAACGCTAAGGCAAAAAAACCAGCTGAAAACAAAGGAAAGTAATTCCTTATGGCTATCGTTAATGGGTACTGCGCTCTATCCGAACTTAAAACTTATTTAGGTCTAAGCGGTAGTGGACAAGATGACAATTTAGAAAACGCTATCGAGGGCGCAAGTCGTGAGATTGACCAATATACAGGGCGTATATTTTATCAAACTTCAAGTCAAGATAATTACTACACCCCTAATAACTTCTTTATGCAAGCGGTTGATGACATATCTACTGCTACTCTGTCTTCTGAGGCATTTGCAAACGCTGCTACAGCAGAATTAGATGAAAGAGGCACAGTAAAGTACCAGCTTTCTGAATTGTTTGCGGGTATAGAGGACGGCAAACCTCTTCCCCCGTGGGCATCTCCCGCTGTCAGAAAAGTC